GTCTTCGCTTGCTCGCCCTGACAGCTCGCCCTGGATAGCATCACAAGCACCCGCCATGAAGCCCTTGAGTATATCCATAAAAGCAGTGGCAACAAGTCCTGTGCTCTCAAGCTGCGGGTATTCCAAAATACACCCGTAACAGTTGCCGATTGCTTGCTGCTGAATCCACGTGTAAATATACGGCTTTCTTCTTGATCGTGACTCAACCAGCACCGGGCGACCTAAGCCCGTGGGGGCAAAAGTAATACCAGGAATATAGACACGATTACGAAGCAAAGATTGTGCGTAATTGTAACAAGCGCGTTGCGTAAACTGGACTTTATAATCATGATAAAGTTGCTCCGTAAACAACGCAAAATCATTACGCGAGTTTTGCCCATGTAGGTCAACCCATAACTTTATACGCTTCGGATTATGCAGCGTAAGCCACGCCATAACAGCCTGCGTTTCTGGCTCACTTGCTGCTGTTGCGCCTTTGTCGATGTCTGTAACCGTGTCCCAATAATAAGGCCAGTTTCTGTTTAAGTTTACGTTGTGTCCATTGTTGCGCGTATTCGCAACCATGCCATCCGGGTTCATCGTTGCAACAATATAAACCGCGAAATGCTCACGCACGTATTTATAAACCGGATCGTTTGACGTGATAAGCAAATCAACAATCTTTTCTAGCGTCCAGCTTAGCTCTCGCTCGTCACCGTGTATGCCGTTGCTAAAGCCGATGATTGGCCTTATCCCATCATCAAAAACACGACTGCAAACAATATCTAAATTAGTAAAGCTTTGGCCTATGACCTCCGTAATAACTTCAGGGTGGGCAGTGTCGAGCGCTTGCATGTTAGTAACAATACCAGCGTAGGTATTAACCGTTTGCCCGTCTACCCAAGTCGTTACGTCATTGGCTAAGGCTGAGAGCCGAAAAGGCGACCTTACCAGCGCTTCATAAATCGCATTGACGGCGGGGACTTTGAAATAAGTTGACGAGTAGCCAAGGCTTTCTCGCGTTGACTGATAACGATGGGTTGACGTTGCAAAACAATCAACGTCAAATTTAAACGACGGAGTCATTAAAGCGGTTGGCTGTGGATAATAAATTCCGCTTTTGTTTTCAAACTTTGCAACCGGGTAATCTAATAAAACTACATAAGACTGCCCCCGATACGCCGGTACATCACCGGCACCCTGATATGCTTCAATAGTTGGATCGGCTGCGGTTTGTGTGCCGTCGTACAGTGTAAATCCACCAATTTTGTTTCGATAGTTGAGTGCGGCATCGTAGATCAAAACATCATCAGCCCAGATTCGATTGATCTTTTTTACTTGTATTTCGCCGAGTGAAATAGCCAAAGTTTTTAAATAAAGTCTACTTATATCAGCATAAACCGGCTCACTGTCTTTGCCGCCAGTTTCTCCGACCACCCCTATTAACGACCTGTAGCGTATGCCTGTCGATTGCCAGATTATGTTTCCAGCAATTTTTGCTTTTCCAAAAACTTTAGGTATCGGCAAGCCATAAGCGCTATTCTGACTATTAACCTCTAGTAGAGCGTTTGGCTGCGACTTTTCCGGCGTTGCATCATGCAAGCCGCTTGTTACTGCACTCGTTATTAGTGATACACCCGCATTAACAGCTACTGAAACTACACCATTAACTACGGCATTGACAACGGCTTCGGTCATGCGCCCTCTATTTCAAAACTCATGCGCGGTATACGATTTCCATATTGTTGCAGGGGAAAATTTGAAAAGGTCATGTACGCTAACCCTCTGTAAGCTGGGTGCGTGCCTACCCCATCAATGGCTTCGATCAACGCGCTCACGCCTTGTATTTCTGTGCCAAAATATAACGTAGCTCCAAGTGCTGCAAGTGTTGGCCCTGTTAAGTTGGCTGAGTCATAAAGCAATACATCATCAGCCCAAAGCCGGGTTATTCCGACGATCTGATGTCCAACGATACCAACCGCAAAATCGGCAAAGTAAATGAAAGTGGTGTTTGATATTGTGCTACTGGGCTTTAGAATACCGCCGCTTATTGATTGGCTTGTTGTTACTGCAACCTCACGGATTTTAGCTTGCCATATAACGTTGCCGGCTAGGCGAGATTGACCAATTAAACGTGATAAAGCAATGCCGTAATTTGACGTTTGAATATCTGGCAGGCGTAATTTTTCCCCATAATTGGCCTGATTATTTGGGCCTACAATCCACGCCAACGCAATAGTTAACGCCGTCGATACAACAAAGCTAATTAAAATTGGGACTAGCTGAGCCATTGATAATATCCAATCAGCGTGTTTTTATTGACGTACATCTGTCCGTCATCGTCCGGCAGACCATGCTCGCAAACCTTCCGGATCGGAGCGTAAGCGTGGATGATGTAAAGCGGGTCAACTGACGTAACGATTGCGACATGCTGTTGACTGGTTGAAAGTTCAAACACTGCCAAGCAACCTACTTCTGGATGATCTATAGGGTAGCAATGTTCAAGTATTCCATTAATCAAAGTATCTTTATCAAGCCTGTGGCTGTAATCTGTTCTGTCGTTGCAAACTATACCGCAATCCGTAGCAGCCATTACAACCAGCCCAAGACAATCACAACCTCTATCAGTTCGCCCTTGATGCTGAAACTTAACGCCTAAATATTTTCGTGCTGCTTCGACTATGTTCATAAGCGGGCTATAAATGCTTTTTCAATTCCTGGGATATGCGGCTCACCTCTAAAATTAAGATGATTACTAAACTTAGTTTTGCAGGTCTGAAAGTTTTTGTCGCATCCTTCGCGTATCGTGTAAGTATCGCCTATCGCTATAGGTGCGTTAGCGTCGATAAATAAAACAATTTCTTTTGCTGCTCCACTAGTTTTAATTTCCGATACTAACCCAGCGTTTGCGCCAGTCAACCAAAGCACTCGACCATATTTAAAAAAATCTGCTGCTTTCGTTGGTGTGCCGGTAAAGCTTGCGTTATCCGTTACTGTTTCAACTACGCCGCTATAACTAAATGCTGCTGGATTTACTGTGCATCGAGCATCATAAAGCTGCGCCCTGCAACCAGGAGAGTAATACTCACCTATCACTTTATTAAGTTTTTGGCTAAGCGATCTAAGCTCGGTTGTAAACTGTTCGCCTTCAATTTTTAATTCGCCTAGCAATCCAGTCGTTAACGTTACTTGCCATAAATCCGGCTGCGTAAAATCAACAATAAATATCTTGTAATCAGCTCCGTTATATTTTCCGGCTAGGATATCGGCTTCGGTAATAAATGACGACTTAATAAGCGTTGACATATCACCACCACCAACACTCATATTATTGACCAGCTTAATTGCCGTTGCATCGCTGCCAACGTCTGCATGGTAAGTATTACTAGCAACGATAAGGCTCGCGCTGTGCGATGTCAGTCTTAAAAATGTGCCGTCGATTTTGGCTATCTCGATGCAAAACGCAACGGTTAAAGCGTCACCGGATAAATGTGTCTGTGCAGCTGATGGCAATATTATCATGTTCTTATTTCTACAACTGGAACGTCTGTGCTAACTAAATTATAACTCACTAAATCCGCGCTAAGCTGATCTGTATCGAATCGACATGGCACATCAAACAAAAATCCCGCTGTTACTGTTCCTGATGGCGCAACGGCAAACGTTATAACACCAGTTGTTGTGTCTACCGTCCAACCACTAGCTTGCGGTACTCCTGCAATTGCTATTACCACCGATCCAGAAACAGGTTTTTTAATATCCCGGTAAACAGTGGCACCAGAATTGTACCGCTTGCGTAACTGATAAAGCGTTGTTGATGTACCAACCGGTATAATAATCTGGTCAACTGCTGAAACGTAAGCGCCAAAATCTGCGCTTGAATTATCAATGGGGTCATTATATCGGAATCCATGCGCCTTCCCTTTGCAACTATGAAAGAATGCTATCAGTGCGTCAAGTTGTGGCCTTGTCCTAACACCGAACGCCGCGTTATAGGATCGCCTGGCATCAGCCCATCGGCTTAGCCGTGATTCTGCACCTCCTGACATGTCGATAATATCGGTCTTGTATTCTGTGTTTGCCACGGAGTTATAACTGATATCATCCGGGAAGCGTGGTGATTCAAAAAATGCCATTGTTATCCATTCCTTTTTCTTGCGCGCTCTGCTTCTGTACCTATCTGGTAAGCCAGTTGTGATGCTGCCTTTTTATCACTCGGAGCAGGGCCGTTAAAATTTACTACGATATTTGAGACGCTCTGCC